AGTGGAGTCGAGAAGCTCCGCAATGTATTTGTGAAGCTCTTCGGTAAGCGTTTCCTTAAAATCCGCAATGGTCTGAGCCATACTGATGTTCTGCTCCTGAAGCCGTTCTACCTTCGCCTGAAGCTCGGCGATCTCTCTGTTCTTAAACAAACTCATTTGTCTGCCAGTCCCTCCAGTCTCACGATTATCTTTCGTTCCTTGTTGCCGACAGGCTTGTCAACGTAACCGCCGTTCTCTTCCTGTTTCAGGGCGTTGTAACAGCCTGTGGCTTTTTTGTTGTCTGCCACCATCTGCCGTTCCAGCCAACTGTGACGACGACGACGTGCATACGTCAGTACGTTCTTGTATTTCGGGTCTCTGCACATTTCTTCGTACTCCTCATCCGTGATCCTCAGGAAATTCAGCATCCCCGACTCATCGGGGAACGATTTCTCCTGCGTTTCCACCTTGAAAAAGTACTTGTTCATCTCGATCTCCAGCTGTTCTGGAGTAAATTTGTAGTTCATGCTCCAACTCCCAAGTAGCTCGGCGTGACTTCGCCGCCTGTCATGTACGACTCGTAATCCATGCCTGTTTCAGCGTCGTCGTCGTACCAGTTATCGAGTATTTTCGGCTCTTCAGGTTGCGGTTGCGTCGTTTTCAGCGTCCTGTTTATGCAGAAATACCGTACCGCGTCCACAGAATGCGTGATTTCATGCGGTTCTTTAGAGCAGTCATCGGGATTTTTCTCGTCTGCCTGTATCTCTGCAATGTCTTCGTACACAGTAGCCGTGTTATCGAAGAACATCAGCTGAGGAAGCGTTTTCGGGGCTTTCTCAGGCCCTCCGTACATCTTGATAACGTACTCATCCGTCAGCGGAATCGGGTCGAGCATCGTTCTCACGATGAGATGCCCCTGAACACGGTTGTTATCAGCCTTTACAATAGGCACTCCGTTGGCGTTGAAGATGTCAGCTGTGGTCTTGCCAGTCTCTCTCTGGCGATTCCACATATCGGGAGGCGCATACGTTACCACGATTTTGTCGTCGGGCAGGGTATGAGCCTTTACAGCCTCTACCGCGTCGGGAATGTTCAGGTCCGATTCATCATACGTGCGATAGCACCAGCATCTGCCGTCTTCGTCCACCGCCCACCAACAGCACACGAACATATCAAGACCGTAGTCAAAGCTACGATAACGGTGCCAGTAATCGGGAATGCGGAACGATTTACAGACGTTCGTCTCGTTCGAGAAGTTTGAGAAGTACGCGCCTTCGAGAATGTCCCAGTTGCCGAAACGCATGGCGTCGGAGTTGGACATCTGCGCGATATCGGACAGATAGCTGGGGTTCCGCTCCAGCATGATCGTGTTGTCTTCCGCGCGAGCGAAGATGAATGAGTAATCCGCGGGGTTCTCGGTCTTCTCAGGGTCGTCCTTGAACGTCCTGTACTGTCTGTCGATGAACAGACGCTTGACCCAGCGGTGTCCGATTCCCCCAGGGTTGCACGTCAGGTACACCCGTTTCGGGAAATCGTTGTTACCACGCAGACCGCCCGCAAGAAAACGGAACGTGCGCTCAGAAAACTGCGTCGCCTCGTCGATAATCACGACGTCGTAAGACCAGCCTTGGTACTCGTTCTCGGCTTCCACGCCTCCCCAATGCCCGAACAGGAGCATCGACTTGACTTTGTTCCCGTTCTCGTCGTCCAGCTCTATCGTCAGCTTGTGCTGTGACCCGTTGTAGGAGTACAGCTCGGCTGGCAAAAGCTTCAGCATCGGTTCAATATGGTTCGCCAGCAGTTCGGGATAGTGCGCACGGACTATCAGCACGATTATTCCCGGATATTTGATCAGAAGCCATGCCGCAAGCCGGTCTACCGCGTGGCTCTTGCCACCGCCTTTCGCACCGCCATAGCATGTGAACTTCGTCTCAGAATTGAAAAACTCGACCTGCTTTGGATTCAGCTTGCCAAGGTCTACCAGAACCTCAGCCGACTCAGATTTTCTCGCCCTTGGCATCCGTTACCCTCGTAAAAAGAAAACGAGCCCCACCGATAACTTCGTCGTCGACGTCGTCATGGTGAGACTCCTGTCAATTTTTTTTAGTTATTTTCAGCGTCTCGAATCCTTTGGGGCATCCCCCTGTTTTTCCCCCGTGGGGGGTCTGGCGGTTGTAAAACTCCGTCCGTTTGCGGGCAAAGTTCAAAACTGAGCCGCCGCAGTTATCTTACAAAGAGGATAGAATATGAGTGGCACGGCTTCTCTTAGCCCGATGACGTATCTCTGCACGTCACAGCCGGCCCATGGGCTCACGAAAGAAGGAGAAAACAGCCCCAATGCCTTTATAACACAAATATTTGAACTCGTCAAGCACCTGAAGCCCAAAAACTTGAACGAGAGCGTGTGACACATATTAGGTATAGGCCAACAGGAAGGAGTGCGTCAGTTTTTCCGCTACCCCATGGGGTGGGGGAAGGGTGACAAGGAGGCACCAACCATGGACGTCTCTCCTCCACGGCACCACCACACCACGCGCGCGGGGGCAACCGCCCTGCGCCACCACGCGCCAGCCCTCCACGAGAGGGAGAAAGGAATTGATATGACAGAAAAAGAAAGACAGTTTCATCAGCTTTTCTATAACTGCAAATCAGCATGCGAATGTCCGTTTTGCGGTTCGATCTATTGCATGTATACGTGCAAAGCACATGAAAGCAAAGAAGCGTTGAAGAAAGAATTCGAGAAAGAAAAGAGGTGATATGAATGGCATGGATGGAAGAACTCTATCGCAATACGTTTTGTGTAGAGGAAGAGACCAAAGAGCCGAAAGCTGGCGCTGATTGCACTGGCTATTCTTATTCGGCTGGCACGAAAATCACAAGATACTACATGCAAATCTTCTCTTGCACAGCAACCATCGGCAATCGCAAAGTCACAGAGAACCTTGCCGCCGCAAATACCTGCGAAGCTCGTCACTTTATGTACAAGCTCTACCCCGAAGCATCCTTCGTTGAAGTGAAGTAATATTCCTAATGTTGGGCAGAGAGCGGCGACCTCCGTCCGCTCTCGACCGAGCATTATGCTCGAATATTATTTTATTTTATGGAGGAATTTACCATGGCACGCAACAACTACAACGCAGTTCTCAGCAATCCCCAGCTCTTCGCAAAGGTCTACAACGCAATCATCAATGGCAAGCTCAGCGATGATGCCAAGCAGAAGCTGTATCCCGTGCTTCCCACCCTTGGCACATCCCAGCTCAACGCGATCCTGATGGCAATGCCTGAGATCAACGCTGCAGACTCTTGCAGTAAGACCGATGACTACGTCATCAACTCCCCTGAGGACCTGCTCGCTCAGGCTGAATTCGAGCGCAAGCAGAGACTCGCCCGTGAAGCCATCGCTCTCCGCGAAGCCAAACGCAACGAAGAACTCGAAAAGATGGCATACGATAATCTCCTCAATAAAGGCATCAAGCCCTTCACCAAAGACAAGAATGGCAAGCGCCGCTCCAACCCCAAGTTCGGCAAGGCGTTCGATGCGGAGTTTCAGGCTCTCAAGGATGCAAAGTATGTCTGGTCTTCCGATGGCTCTCAGTACCACACCCCGTCCATGGAGGACAAAGCCGAAAACCTTTCCCCCGCAGAACTCAGCGCAAAAGTCGAAGCTGAGCATCAGGACTTCCTGAACAAGAGCACTGCTTTCATCAAGAAGAATGCGAAGCTCGAAGCCCTGTACACCGATGGCAAGCATGAGGTCTATATCGACCGTATGCCCACCACCTATGGCAACCAGCCCGATAAGGAGCATGTCTATGTCAAAGACGTGCGGAACGGTAAGGAGGCCCGTTTCGCATGGACTCTTGGCAAAGAGGAAGACTATCCTCTCGGACCGGGCGAAGACTCCCGTTGGGAAATCCACCGCATGCGCGAGAAGGTCCTTCAGAAGATGTGCGAGAACAACGACGTGTTCCCCGATAACGTCGACCTCAACACCGCTGTCGAGCTTCTCGTCAAGATGCAGACCCCGTTCTCGGTCTGGACTCTCAGAACCGTTGAGGACGACGGCTGGGGACGCAAGACCTACAGAAACGCATTCTACTTCTCCGAGAGCGATTTCGTTGGCGAACTCAAGCGCCGTTGCGAGAAAGCCGAAGACGATGCCCGCAAGCGTGAGGTGTACGACCTCATCGTGAACGCCGGCTACGATCCCGACGACGTTCTCGGTCATGAGACCTTCAACGACCAGACCGGAAAGCACGAAACCGAAAACAACGAGCGCCACACCGAGGATGAGGCTATCAACAATCTCCTCAACTGCAAGTCCTAAGAGTCAGCTTTTGCTGGCTCTTTTCTCTTAGCATTTCCTCTGCCCATCAGAAATGGTGGGCAGCGATAAGTGCTAAGTGAACCCTTGGTAGGGGGTGGGAATATTCAGGGAAGAAGAGATGCAAAGATGCGTCGAAGAAGACGTCGCAAGATGCAGAGAAGAAGAAAGGAGGTGCAGACATGACGTACATAGACGCGTTCACGTTCGGCATGCTGTTGGACGACGACCACGCAAACTATGAGCAGGCGTGGGCAGAGGCTGACAGAGATATGCAAAAGCATGTCGATAGCGATTTCCAGAGTTATGTGTCGGCTATCCATTCGCTATTGCCCGAATTGGATGACGATGCAGTTGACCAATTAGCTATCGACTTGCTCATCGGGAATTGCAATTGCCCCATCCCAATTGAAACCGTCCGCAGTATCCAGTTGATGGTTAAACAGTGTTGATAACCAGTTGTGGTTATATAACACACGTTATGTTGTGGATAAACAGTGTAAATGGTATATCCTCCCGTGCTATTTACACTAACCAGTAATAAGAAAGGAGTACAAATGGGAGCAATCAGTTATTGCTATTCTTGTAAACATCGGCATGTACAGGAATGGAACGACA